ATGTCAAATGGATTTTGGATGAGCCAATAGTGAACTTCAGTCAGAGCATCGTAGATGACAGCATAAGAGAAAATGCTGACATTCATTATCAGAAGGGCTTGACTCCAAGGATCATAAGAAAAGAGAGCGGAAAATGCTGCAAGTGGTGCAGGTCGATTGCTGGAATATATGCTTATCCTGATGTTCCCAAGGATGTATACAGACGTCATCAGAACTGTAGATGTACTGTTGATTACTATCCAGGAGATGGAAAAGTCCAGAATGTGCACACGAAACGAATAACTAAAATACCAACTTCACAGTTTGAGGAACTAAAAAGAAGAGAGAAAGACATAAAGTTACTGAACATCAGGGAGGACAGCAGGGAGTACAAGGAACTTGTAAATATACTGGGAGATAAGGCACCGAAATCATTAGCAATGTTTCAGGACATGAAGTATAATGATATTGAGAAATACGAACAGATAAAAGATCATGCTTACATTCAAGAAATGTTTGATTCGGGAAAATGGAAGGATAAGATTAATCCTGAAAAGCAAGCACGGCATATGGAATCTACAGCACCAGAAGGAAAGAGCTATTTCTTTGATGATGTGGATATAAAGGCGCTTTATGAGAAGCATAAAATGTCAGGAAGAATTAGGTACAGTGGCAATAAAAGGACAGGGAATGAGCTTATTGACATAAGTGCAGATTTGAAATTAGGAAGAGATGCATACAGTGGGAAATATATCAATGGATTTACAATAAAGTATAGTAAAACAGGTTCGCACTTGATTCCAACATTTCATGAGGAGGATAAAAAATGAATTTATTACAGTATAATAATAAAAAAGTAAGATTAGTTACGAATGACGAAAGGGTTTACCAAGGCATGGCATATTTCTGCGATGCTGATGATTACGAGACTGAGGAAGATGAACTGACAATCAAAAATCAATCAGATAATAGATACTACGGAGTTGCAAACTCTGAAATTAAATCAATAGAAATTATATAGCACTCACAGGAGTGCTTTTGTTTTGCCATGTCATATGGATATAAACTGGATATCATGGATTGAAAGGGTGGAAGGATGGCAAAGAAGAGATTTGGAAATCAGAAGCCTACTCAATCAGTCATTCTAAAATATGTAAAGAAGAGGTCTAAATTCAAGGAAGCAATAGAGATTTATGAAAAGACTGGACTGAAAGCCTACAAGTGGCAATACAATTTATTGGAGCCTATCATGGCAGTTGATAAGAAAGGACTTTGGGTTCATCAGAAGTTCGGATATTCCATTCCACGAAGAAACGGAAAGTCTGAAATTCTCTACATGCTGGAGCTATGGGGACTTCACAATGGGTTGAATATGCTTCATACAGCCCATAGAATAAGTACATCACATTCGTCTTTTGAGAAGGTGAAAAGATACCTTGAAAAGATGGGCTATGTTGATGGAGATGACTTCAATTCAATACGTGCCAAGGGACAGGAGAGAATTGAACTGTATAAGACTGGCGGAGTTGTTCAGTATAGAACAAGAACATCAAATGGCGGACTTGGTGAAGGATTTGACCTTCTTGTCATTGATGAGGCACAGGAATACACGATAGAGCAGGAGTCAGCACTTAAGTATACCGTAACTGATAGTGATAACCCAATGACAGTCATGTGTGGTACGCCTCCAACGCCAGTATCAAGCGGTACAGTTTTCACGAATTATCGCAGTACCGTACTTTTTGGAAAGGGAAAGTATTCAGGATGGGCTGAATGGTCAGTAGATGAAGAGAAGGAGATAGATGATGTAGAGGCCTGGTACAACTCCAACCCATCAATGGGATATCACCTGAATGAGCGAAAGATTGAGGCTGAGCTGGGAGACGACAAGCTTGATCACAATGTTCAGCGTCTTGGATTCTGGCCGACATACAATCAGAAATCAGCAATCTCGGAAACGGAATGGAATGCCTTGAAGATTGATAAAATTCCTGATATTAATGGAAAGCTGTTTGTCGGAATCAAGTATGGCCAGGATGGCACGAACGTTGCATTGAGCATTGCGGTAAGGACTGATGATGAACGCATTTTTATAGAAACGATTGATTGTCAGTCAGTAAGAAATGGAAATCTATGGATTGTAGACTTCATAAAGAATGCAGACGTTGCGCAGGTTGTAGTTGATGGTGCAAATGGCCAGAAGATGCTTGATGACGAACTGAAGGATTACAGGATAAAGAATGTCATATTGCCGACGGTGAAGGAAATCATCAATGCCAATGCATTGTGGGAGCAGGGCATATATCAGAAGACGATATGTCATAATGGCCAGCCATCACTGACGAAGGTAGCAACGAACTGCGAAAAGAGAAACATAGGATCAAACGGTGGGTTTGGATACAAGTCACAGTTTGATGATATTGATATAGCGCTTATGGACAGTGCATTGCTTGCCCACTGGGCATGTCATAACACGAAGCCAAAGGCAAAACAACGAATCAGATATTAGGAGCACCTTCACGAAGGTGTTTTTTAATATAAAAATCACCGCACTCACGGGAAAATGAGGAGAAAGGAGGCATATATATGCCTGAATTTAAGACAATTGAAACACAGGAGGAACTGGACGAAATCATTAAAGCTCGTGTAGCTCGGGAACGCGAGAAGTATAGTGATTATGAACAGCTTAAGAAGCGTGTGAAGGAATTGGAGGAAGAAAACGGTAGCTTGCATACTACAATCGACGATCAGACAAAAAGCAGTGATTCTATCAATGCACAGGTCGAGGAGCTTAAGAAACAGGTGGCTGATTATGAAAAATCAGCATTGAAGCAGCGTGTCGCATTGAAAGCGGGATTGCCTTATGAGTTAGCAAGTCGTTTGGTTGGTGAGGATGAAGAAGCTATCACAAAGGATGCTCAGTCAATGGTTGAGCTTATGAAGCCAACGCAGCAAGTGCCACCCTTGAAGAGCATTGAAAACGAAAGCAATAGTGAGAATAAGTTCTATTCATCATTATTGCAGAATCTAAATACTAATGATTAAGAAGGAGAAGAAACAGATGGCAACAGAAACATCAAGAGGAACATTATTCAGCCCACAGCTAGTAACAGATTTAATTGATAAGGTAAAGGGACATAGCACGTTAGCAAAGCTGTCAGCTCAGAAGCCTATTGCTTTTAACGGTCAGAAGGAATTCACGTTCACAATGGATTCTGACATTGATATTGTCGCTGAAAATGGAAAGAAAACACATGGCGGAGTCACTGTCGAGCCAATCATTATCGTGCCGATCAAGGTAGAGTATGGTGCACGCTTTTCGGATGAATTCCTATATGCGACTGAGGAAGAACAGATTGACATTTTGAAGAGCTTCAATGATGGATTTTCAAAGAAGCTTGCACGCGGCATTGACCTGATGGCATTCCATGGAATCAACCCAAGAACCAAGGAAAAATCTACAGTCATCAATGGAAATGACTTTGATACAAAGGTTACCCAGACTGTGACATTTGATGGAAGCGTCAATGCTGATGCAACGGTTGAGACAGCCGTTAATCTTATTCAGGCTGCTGAAGGAGAAGTAAATGGCATTGCCATGGATACATTGTTCTCTACTGAATTGGCAAAGGTAACGAACGGTGAAAATGGAGCAAAGATGTATCCAGAGCTTTCCTGGGGCGCCAATCCTGACACACTGAACGGATTGAATGCTGATGTGAACACAACGGTATCAGCGTCTACTTCTACGCCTAATAAGGACTTGGCAATTATCGGAGACTTTGCGAATGGCGTAAAGTGGGGATATGCAAAACAGATCCCATTGGAAGTCATCAAATACGGCGATCCAGATAATTCTGGAAAGGACTTGAAGGGTTACAACCAGGTTTATTTACGCTCTGAGGCATATGTCGGCTGGGGAATCATGCTGCCAAACGGATTTGCTAGAATCATTAAGTAGGAGGCATGAGATGGAATACAGAAACAAGAGAACAGGAGCTATCATTGATACACAGCTTAAAATCGCTGGTGAGGAATGGGAATTGGTTGAAAAGACTGATACTACTAAGAAAGGCACAAAAGCAAAAGGTTGATGCTATGAATTTTGCAACACTTGAAGACGTTAATATACTTTTCAGAAGACTGAATGGTGATGAAGTTGCAAAAGCTGAAGAACTGCTAAGCGTCGTATCCGATACATTAAGGCAGGAGGCTAAAAAGGTAGGCAAGAATCTGGATGAAATGTCTATGGATTCTTCGTATAGGAATGTATTGCGTTCAGTAACAGTAGATGTCGTTGCGAGAAATCTCATGACATCTACTGACTCTGAGCCGATGACACAGGAAAGCCAGTCCGCTCTAGGGTATACATGGACAGGTACATACCTTTCGCCAGGAGGCGGACTTTTCATAAAGGATAGCGAATTGAAGCGCCTTGGACTTAAGAAGCAGCGCTATGGAGCTTTGAATTTGTATGGGTAAGCTGAAAGGAATCACTGTAATTCTTCACGAAAGAAGAGAGATAGGTAGAGATGGATTCAATAATCCTGTATTCAAGGAAGAGCCCGTTGAGGTTAAAAATGTTCTTGTTGCACCAGCGACAAGTGACGACATTGTGACATCTACTGATATCTATGGGAAGAAAGCTGTCTATACATTAGCAATCCCAAAAGGAGATGATCATGACTGGGAGAATGCAACAGTTGAATTCTTCAATCAGAAATTCCGTACATTCGGAAAGCCGCTGAAGGGAATAGATGAACTCATTCCATTGCAGTGGAATATGAAAGTGCAGGTTGAACTGTATGGGTAACACAAGATTTGTCCTTGACAGCAAGGGCGTGAGAGAACTGATGAAGTCACAGGAAATGCAGAGCATGCTTGCCAAGAAGGCCAAGGAAATAGCAGACAGATGCGGTGATGGATATGAATCTGATATCTACGTCGGAAAGAACAGGGCCAATGCCAGCATAAGCGCAGCGACTAAAAAGGCAAGAAAAGATAATCTTGATAACAACACTCTGCTTAAGGCAGCGCTGAAAGGGTGATGATCATTGTTTGAAGAAGTACTGCTTAAATACATGAATCAGAACATGAAGATAAAATCATATACCGAGAGATCATCCTCACAGGAGGATGAATTCTATGTGATTGACAGGATTGGCGGAAGCTCGAATAGATCATATGATACATCGACAATTGCGATCCAGTCATATGCAAAGACAAAGTATAGAGCCGCAAAGAATGATGAGGCTATGAGAAAATGCATTCTTGATATGGTCAGTCTAGATAACATCCTGAATGTTGAGCTGAATTCGTTCTATGACTACACGGATACGAACACCAAGAATTTCAGATATCAGTCAGTTTTTGAATTTAAACATTATTAGAAAGAAGGTAAATAGATGAATAAAGCGAATGTATCGAATGCCAAGCCAAAAGTGACGGGTGCGCTTTTCAGAGCGCCAGCAGGTACAACATTGCCGACAACAGCAACTGAGGAACTGGATCCTGCTTTTAAGGAGCTCGGATTTACAAATGAAGATGGCATTGAGAACAGTAACAGCCCGAGCGTGGAAAAGAAAAATGCCTGGGGCGGTCAGACTGTAATGACAACCCAGAAAGGAAAAGATGATACATTCAAGATGACATTGATCGAATCTTTGAATGTAGATGTATTGAAGATGATTTATGGCGATGATAACGTGACAGGGACATTGGATGCTGGAATCACTATCAAGGCCAATGCAAAGGAGCTAGGTGAAAGCTCATATGTATATGATATGATCCTTAAGAATGAATATCTTAAGAGAATCGTCATTCCGAATGGGTCAATTACGGAAATTGAGGATGTATCATACGCTGATGAAGACCCAATTGGATACGGCGTCACTATTGAAGCATTGCCAAATGCTGAAGGTGATACTCATTACGAATACATCAAGAAAAACAAATAGAGGTACATAAAGCATGAAGGTAACTACTAAGACAGGATTTAGCTGGGATATCGATAAGGAAAAGCTGGATAGCTGGGAAGTCGTTGAATTCCTCTCTGACGTCGAGGACAATCAAATTTCCGCATATAAGAAGCTGTTCATGTTTCTGCTTGGAAAAAAAGGATACGAGGAGCTAAAGAAACATTGCAGAGGCAAAAAGAATTATATCAATGCAAAGAGAATGGACGCTGAACTCAGGGATATGATTGCATCGGCTAAAGAAGTAAAAAACTAATTGTCTTAACCCAATTGCTAAGAGAATACCATGATGATATATCATGCGATCTCGCTGAATATTATCATGTGTATGAAATGAAAGATTTATCTCCGCAAAAGATAAGTCTTTTTATTTTTGGGTTAAGACGCGAATCTAGATTAAAGATGAAACTGGCAAAGAGAAAAGCTAGTGATGAAGAGCTGCTGCTTTCAATAATTGCTGATGATCTGAACTTGCTTGTATGGTCCAAGACAAAGGACGGGCAGCACAACAGACACAGGCCTAAGTCAATATTCAATGCTCTTATGAATGCGGAAAAGAAGGATGAATATAGAGAATTTGAAAGTGGATTGGCATTCATGAAAGAAAGAGAGAATATCATGAGAGGAGGTTAGGTATATGTCGGATATAGGAAAGGCTTATTTTCAGCTGATGCCTTCAGCTAAGGGCATCAAGGGAAATATCCTGAAGGAAATCAATCCTGACTTGCAAGGTGCCGGTCAGGAAGGAGGCGGTTCTTTTGGATCTAGCATGATTGGAAAGATAAGGGACATTATTGCAGTAGCTGGGATAGGTAAGCTCATTGCTTCATCTATATCGGAAGGTGGAAAGCTTCAGCAGTCACTGGGTGGCATTGAAACGCTTTTTAAGGGCAGTGCTGACAAGGTAAAGGAATATGCCAGGAAGTCATTCAGAACAACTGGACTGAGTGCCAATGAATACATGGAGAACGTAACATCATTCAGTGCCAGTCTGATATCATCGCTAGGCGGTGATACAAAGAAGGCGGCAGAGCTGGCAAACGTTGCAATGGTTGACATGTCGGACAATGCGAACAAGATGGGCACTGACATGGAAGCTATAACAGGAACATACCAGTCGTTAGCCCGTGGGAACTACGCTATGCTGGATAATTTGAAACTTGGGTACGGTAAACAAAGTACATTGCCGTATAAAAAGTGGGTTAACTGTTTTATTAACAGGTGTGGGCGTATGCCTGCTAACGGGGGACACCTAAGGACGATTGTCTATGGAAATCCCGTGCTAAGCCTTTTTTTTAGGAATAAGGAAAGTGTAACGACTAGAGGATAACCTCATAGGGTGTCTATTAATACGACATTCGAAACGCCCGCTATCAAAATCGTTTTACACCTTTTTAAGATATGGTATAATTATATTAGAAATGCAATGCCATTATTTTAAAAAAGGATGATAGATATGGAAATCTGGAAAGATATAAAAGGTTACGAAGGGTATTATCAGGTATCTAATCTTGGAAACGTCAGAAGTTTAGATAGGTTCGATGGTGTTCATGATAGAAAAGGAACGAAAATCAAACCGAATTTAAAGCAAAATGGATACTTACAAGTTGGACTAAGGAAACATAACAAACGAAAATGGTTTGGTGTCCATAGATTAGTTGCAACATATTTTTTAAGAAATCCTAACAATAAACCACAAGTCAACCATATCGATTGTAACAAGCAAAATAATAATGTTTCTAACTTAGAATGGGTCACTGGAAAAGAAAATCAAGAGCATGCAGTGAAGCACGGTCTAAGGGCAAGTATGCCTAAAGGACAAAATCATGCTTTTTATGGCAAATGCGGTTCAGAAAGTCGTTCAGCCAAACCTGTGATAAGATATGATAGAAAAACTGGTGAAACAAAATTATATAAAGCAAAAATACTTGCAAAATATGATGGTTTTGATGTTACTAGCATATCTAAGTGTTGCCATAAAAAGTTAAAGACCCATAAAGGCTATGAATGGTATTTTGCAAAAGATTTTGATAAAGATATAGTCTAAACCCTAAAAAGATTTGCAGAAATTGCAAGTCTTTTTTAAATACCGTGAAAACGGGGGTATTAATTGGGTACAAAATCGGAGATGCAGCGACTGATGAAGGATGCTGAAAAGATGACTGGCGAGCATTATACGCTTGGAGATTTTGGGGACACTGTAAAAGCCATTCATGCAGTACAGCAGAACCTCAACATTACAGGCACGACAGCAAAGGAAGCGAGCACGACGCTTTCAGGTTCATTCAGTTCAATGAAGGCTGCATTCTCTGATTTCCTGGGGAATATGGCACTAGGTGAAAACATTAAGCCAAGCCTTAACAACTTGCTGACGACTGTGAACACATTTATATTTGGAAACTTATTGCCTTTAGTAGGGAATATAGGTACACAGCTTGTAACGTTTATTGCCAGCGATGCGCCACAGATGATTACGCAGGGAATGACATTGCTAGCGAACCTATCGACTGGGCTGAGGCAGGGAATACCAGTACTGGCTTCCAGTGCGCTCGACATACTGCAAAGCTTTGCCATGAACCTGGCAACGAACATGCCAGTCATCATTGAGAAGGGATTTGAGATGCTTAACAATCTTGTCGATGGCATCATCAATGCGCTTCCTGAGATGATCACAAGGCTTCCAGCAATAATTAAGACATTTGCGGATGTCATCAATACAAACATGCCGACAATCCTTCAAAAAGGTGCTGAGCTGCTGCTTAAGTTTGTGAAAGGCATTCTCTCTTGTATACCAGTTCTTATTGCAAACATGCCGCAGATCGTACAAGCGATAGTAAGTGTCATTCAGGCTTTCAACTGGCTGAATCTAGGTAAGAATATCATTGAGTTCTTCATTAATGGCATAAAGGGAATGCTTGGATTGGTCGGTCAGGCAGCTACAGGACTTAAGGATACAATATTGAACTATTTGAGGAATCTCCCTTCACACTTGGGAACGATAGGCAGGGATGCCATTACGTTCCTGGGAAATGCAATATCGGGACTGACTTCGTGGGTGGTTTCAAAGATAGCTATGATAGTAATTGGCATGACAAACGGAGTTTCAAACTTGCCTTCAATGCTTGGAAAGACAGGAACATCAGCTATCAAGGCATTAGGTAACGCAATTGGAGTATTGCTGAGTTGGGCAGTTGGAAAGGTGACTGGAATCGGGCGAGGAATGGTTAACGCACTGAGCAGCTCATTTGCAGGTGTTGGAAGCATTGGCAGCAATTTAGTGAAAGGCCTATGGAACGGCATCAGCAACATGGGCGCCTGGATAAAAAGCAAAATAAGCGGATTCGGAAAAGGCGTGCTGAACAGCCTGAAGTCATTCTTCGGCATTCATTCTCCTTCAACATTGATGCGTGATGAAATCGGCGTGTACTTAGGACAGGGCATTGGAGTAGGTATTGAACAGTCAGGTGATGATGTCAAAGAATCGATGAAAAAGTTGGTAGATGAAACAATGGATATCGGCAATGGCGCATTTGATGCTGAGGTACAAGGAATGGTGGATTATGATGTATCGACTCCAGGAGAAGAAAGACAGGATGTCATGTCACGACTGGAAAGAATCATTGTGCTTCTTGATAAGCTAAGCGCGAAGAATTATCAAATCGTGCTTGACAGTGGCATATTGGTAGCCGAGACAGCTGAGCAGATGGATGAAGCGCTCAACAAGATTAGGAAATGGAAGGCGGCAACAGCATGATAGAAAGCATTAAATTCGATAATTATGACTCATATTTGGACCTTGGTCTATATCTAGATAGCTATGATGATGATGTGCCTGATCAGGTGCGTTCATCAATCGATATTCCAGGAAAGAATGGCGTGCTTGACACAACTTACTTTCTTGATAAGGAGCCAAAATTCAAGAACAGAAAGATAAGATTCAGCTTTGTATCAAAAAGAAAGGATTATGATAATCATCTTTCCGAAATAATGGATAAGATTCATGCAAGGGAGATGATCATCAAGCCTTTCTATCGAGAAGGATTCCATCTTACAGGAAACGTTTCAGTTTCAAAATCATCAGATAAAGGATTGAGAGGGCAAACGGTCACAGTAACATGTGACTGTTACCCTTTTTACTTAAGAAATGAAAAGACAGTAGTAGAAAGGACTGTTAATGGAAACATGGACCTGACGCTCAGCAATGGCAGATCATGGCAGGTTCCAATGATAACAAGCAGTTCAACAATGGTCCTGACATTTGAAGGAAGACAGTACAGCATCAATGCAAGTGATGGCGCATACTATGACATTGTGCTGAAGAGCGGTGCCAATAAGATAAGCATCAAGGGAACTGGCAATATCAGGTTTGAGTACCAGGAGGAATACCTGTAATGTACAAGATCTATATCAATGATACGTTGATATATACTCCATATTTCAATAACAGGACTGTTTCACAGGCAAAAGCAGAACTTGTGCAGAATGATATTCATACTTTTGATGTGACATTGGAAGCTGATAACCTTTTTATCAATCAGATCAGGAAACTGAAAGATACGATTGATGTATATGATGACGAAAAGCTCATGTTCAGGGGACTGGTAATTGATGAAATCATAGGATTCAGGAACACAAAGAAACTTAAGTGCAAGAGCAATGAGTATCATCTTACACAGTCAATCGTAAGACCATACGAGTTCCAGGGAACCGTAAGAAACTACCTGTTAATGCTGATAGATTCTCATAATGCACAGAATGAATTCAAGATAAGACTAGGAGATGTGACAGTCACTGATCCGAATGAGTATATCGTCAGGTCCAATAAAAACTATCCTAATGTATGGGAGGAGATAAAGAACAAGCTCATCTCTCCTTTGGGTGGCTACATCCAGCTTCGATACTCAGGGAATGAGGTGTTCATTGATTACCTTAAGGACTTTACCAAGCAAAGCAATCAGGTCATTGAATACTCGAAAAACTTGACAGACCTTGAAAGGGAAACAAGCGCATTGGACATAGCAACCGTTCTTATTCCATTAGGCGCTCAGATCCAGAAGGAAACCCAGGATGGAGCGACATCTGCCGATAGCGAGAGACTGACGATAAAGGAAGTCAATGAAGGATATGACTATGTGAAGGATGATGCCGCCGTTTCCAGATATGGATGGATAGAGAGGGTAGAGACATGGGATGATGTGACAGTTGCAAGCAATCTTCTTGCGAAGGCGAGGGCAAGGCTTAAGAAGCTGATAGATCCAACAAGCAATATCGTTGTCGAAGCTGTTGACCTGGCACATAGTGACAGCAGCATTTCAAGCTTTAAGCTAGGCGAATACATTCATGTGAAGTCAAAGTTTCATCAGTTTGATAGCTCATACCTGCCAATGAAGATAAGCATAGATCTTTTCAACGTATCGAACAACAAGATTCAGCTGAACGAGACCGTGAAGGGACTGACTGATTACCAGATAAGTCAGGAATATGACGTAAAGGAGATCATCAACAACACGAAAGTCAACGTTCTGGAACAGGCTGATTCAAGAATCAGGAGTCAGGAGACAAAAATGACAAGCCTGATAGAGCAGACAGGCGAGAACATAAAGAGCGAACTGAAAAAGGAGCTTGTCAGCAAGACGGACAATGATGCAATCATTAGCACGCTTGAATCAAAGATAACCCAGAACACAGATGCCATATCATTGCAGACATCCAGAACAAATAAGCTTGCTGATTCAGTCAGCGACCTGAACAAGACAAAAGCAAATGCCAGCGATTTAACGAAGACAGCTGACAAGGTCAATGCGCTGGACAGCACTGTAAGTGGACTTGATACTGCTGTCACTAGTCTAGATAAAAGCAAGGCTGACGCCAGTGATCTAAGTGCAACTAAAAATAAAGTGACTGACCTGACCAATGCAGTCAATACCAAGGCTAGCAAGGCTGACCTGGATACAGCAAACAATAACATCACTAGCATTGCCGATTCGGTCAATGATTTGAGCGAAACGAAGGCAGATGCAAGTGATGTAAAAAACGACATTGATAATGTGAATAGGTCAATCACAGATGCCAGAGATGATTTGTGCCAGGACATTACTGATACAAGAAACGAGTTCACAAATGAAATATCAAGACTGGACATAGATTTGACTAAGATACGCTCTGATATAGAAAGCGTTCATAGCCAGCTGATAGGGACTCTAGGCGTGCTAAAGGATATCAAGCAGTTAGTGCTTGCATCCAAGACGAATGCATCAAGTCCGTTCAGCATAGAGAACGAGATGCTAAGGATGGGATTTGTCGGAGCAACGACATTTGAGTTCTATAAGGCTGAAAATTTCAATGGCAGCTACGACATATCAAAGACATATTCAGCAAGTCTCAGTCTCTATTGCGAGAAGGATGAAAAACACAGTGTCACTGTCAAGATAGGAAGCAACACTGAAACTGTGCAGGTAACTAATCAGCCTAAGGATGTAATCATCAACGGGTTATCATTCAGTGGTAATCAGCATATCACATTCACTAGCAGTGACACTTTCTATCTGCTGGTGCCTAGAATCAAGATAGTAGAAGGCGCTGATTACAGTGAGATGACTGACGGCATAGTCAGCATGAATTCACAAATCGAGCAAAACAGCGCTACATTAAAATTCATTGCTCAAAAGATCGAGGAACAAAGAAACAGGCTTACTGATCAGGTCACTAGCCTAAATCAGCTTAAGAAATATGTCATCATAAATGATGACAACGAGAGCGAAGCAAGCATCATGCTATGCACATCTACGCTGGCTGATGGAACTCCTAATGGATTCTATTCAAAATGGACGAATTCAGGGCTTTATTTCTATCAGAATTATGGGGATAAAGAGCCAATAGCTTATTTTACAAACAATGAATTGCGTATCATCCGTTCTGTCGTTGTCGAGAGTCTGAAAATAGGAAATCATGTATGGATAACAGACAAGAACAAGGACGGCAAGGATATTCTCGTGCTGAAATACATAGGAGGCAAGAAATAATGGCAACTATTACATTTGGTCAGAATAAGATAAATGGCTCGAATCCATATTGTGTGCTCAATGTGTGGGACGGAAGTGCAAATACCGGATCGAATACGTCAGTTGTAAGCTTCAGTCTTGTGCTGAAGAGACCTTATAGCATATCTTCGAGTGCGTCTAAGTCTTGGTCAGTGACTATCGATGGGCAGACGTTCAGTGGTTCGGGATCAATAGGCGGAAGTGGTGATAAGACGCTTCTGACTGGCTCAAAGACGGTAGGTCATGATGCGAACGGGTCAAAGTCGATTGGATTCAGTGCATCTGTCAGTCTTAACATTACATGGTCGGGAAAGTATCTTGGAACGGTAAGCGGAAGCGGATCAATGTCGCTTACAAATATCCCAAGATATTTCTCAAGTCTCTCATGCTGGATAAGCGGGAGGACTGAGACAAGTGTTACTGTATCTTGGAAAACGGGAGAAACGTGTGATGGAATAGTGGCAATTTATGATGGCTCTGAACACTGGATTGGAGACCCTAGAAGCACATCTGGTTCATTCATGATCAGCGGACTTGGAGCAAATACAAGCAGAAATCTATATCTTAAGATGAAAAGATACGACTCTCAGCTGTGCTCATATACAAACACGGTGAGTGCAGACACATATAACTGGCCGTATTGCAGTGGAGGAACGAACTTCAATATTGAAAGCAAAGGCACGACATATTATTACAATCCCATGAACAGGACAATGAAAGTAACTATATATGGCGATGACTGGTCGGTAATATGGACCGGAAATGTCACGGGCACTTCATATACTGGGTATGATTCAAAGGTAGCAGGAGAAGCCGTAGATAAGCTGTATAAGTCAATACCTAATAAAAAGCAGGGACAGTATCGCATCAAGGTTGAATATGATGGTCATGTCATGGACAATACCACTGGTGCATACTATACAGTAGACGAGAATCTTGCGAGACCTACCATTACGAACGCTGGAGTAACAGACAGGAACACGACAATAACAGCCATAACGGGTTCTCAGGACATCATCGTTCAGGGAAAGTCATGGGCCAGGACAAAAGGTACAGTACAGTCAAGGCACTTTGCTACACTCAAGTCATGGACACATGGGTATGATGGTGTAGTACGGAGTGGAACATTTAGTTACGGTGTTACTTCACAGGCTTTGTCACAGGACTGGACGAGTGCAAATGCTGATAATTTCACGATTACTGTTACGGATTCACGTGGCATCACGACAACTTATGTTCATAAGATAACGTTCACGATATATATGTTCCCGAAGCTTTCACTGACGGCCATACGAGGTACTTATGACCCAGTTTACAAGACGTGGAGCATTGATGAGACTTCTGGAAAATGGGCTAGAATAATCTTTGATGCTGCGATAGACAGCAGGCTGAAGATAGATGGAATAAAGTCAACTGTCAGTGTTAATGGAGTGACTACTAAGTATTCAAACTTCAATGACCTGTATCTAGGAAATGGCAACCTGAATGTCAATATTGGTTATGCTGTTGAAGCCGTGCTTTATGATAACCTGGGGCAGATGGTAAAAGCTGCTGTTTCATTGCCGTCGGGCAAGTTCATTATGGAAGTCATAGAGGAGAGCGGAATTTGCTTTGGCGGCGAGGCTGAAAAGGGCAAGTTCAAAGTTGTAGGGCTAGCGATGGATACACCGTATGATGAAATCCTTAGAGCTTTCTATGACATACTCAAGAACAATGTAGCATTCCGTGACAGCATGGATGTTACTCTTAACAAGAAGCTGGAGGAACTGATGAATGAATAGGACACGTGGAGGTGTGGTACACACACACACACACACCAACATTGTAATTAAAAGGAGGTTTACGCTTGTAAATCTCCTGAAAGAAGGTGCCGCTGATGAAAGACTTTAGCGGCAATCGTATATGTGATTATCCGGTAGGCGCAATCATAGGATTTGCGAATGATATCGATCCTAATAAATATTACAGCAACACAACATGGGAGCAAATAAAGGATAAATTCTTGCTTGCTAGCGGGTCGCGCAGTTTAGGTCAGACAGGAGGCGAGGAAACACACACACTTACTCTTAGTGAAATGCCAAGCCACTCTCATGGAATCAGATCAAACTCAACAGGCGGAAATGCAGATTGGGTTGTTAGTGACCACCAATCAAACAATTTTCAACGTGAATTAAACTTTAATTGGGAAGGTTCAACAATATCCAAAACAGGCGGAGGACAAGCACACAATAATATGCCTCCTTTTGTAGTAGTAAACTACTGGAAACGCACTGAATAGATAGGATATTTACAAGCCTTTATTTGGCTATGAAAGATTTTAATGGAAATATAATAGATACACATATAGATAAGGTTATTAATGGACAAGATGACAATGTAAATGGAATGCGGCTTGCCGAAAAACAGCATCAATTCTATGGATATGGATTTAAATTCTTGTGTGTTTATTATTCATGTCTTGTTTTTGTAAATAATGAGCTGTTTGTCTTGTGGCTTTCAGGAACGGCTGGAACAGATATATCAGCTAGAAGAATAGCAAATAATGAAATCCGTGTGGGTAATAGTATTACGTACAATATTGGAGATAATAAGACGGTAACGTTTAAGCGTGGTGATAAAGCCGGTGAAAATTATGTTTACTTGTCATCAAGCGAGCGTTTTGGATGGCATGTTATTTGTTAAATGAAACACAATTTTATCGGGAAATTTAGCATCATGGACAGTATTTAGTTAAAAAAGGAGAGAAAACAATGATTCTAAAAACACAGTTAATGGTTCTGAAACCAAATGAAACGAAGGTTGCAGTCAAGTATGTGACAGCGGACAACATCCAGTATGCCATGAATGGAATGCCTGGAGCTATGTTGACGGTACTGATGCCAAGAGTACTTAATTCGGAAGTGACGAACGTTGAAACAGATGGTGAATACTTATGCGTTACAATCAAGGAACCAGCTTCTCAGACAAATGCTACGAATGAAGATAATAATAAATAGGAGGAAACTTAAATGTTCAATATGAGAAATGAAACTTATGATATCTTAAGATACGTTGCAGGAATCGTTATGCCTGCTTTCGTTATGCTGTATAGCTCGCTTACAAAGATATGGAATTTGCCTTATGGACTTGAAGTGTCAGCAACAATCTCAGCAATTGCTGTATTCTTGAATGCATGCCTGAAAGTATCGAGCAACAAGTATGCAAAAGAGAGTCAGAATAAAGAAGAAAAAGAAGAAGAAGGTAAATAAATTGTCGCTAGGAGATATTTTAAGATACGTGTATGGCACTTCGGTTGACGTCAATGAACTGATTTGGACTATTGCTTCTGTTTTTATTCTAGGATCTAGCCTTATCCAGGTTGCTCCAATAAAGGTAAATCCATGGACGCATATAGGAAAAGGACTAAAAAGATTCTTCAATGGAGACATATCGGATAAGCTTACATGTCTGGAGTACAAGATTGATCAGTTAGAAATCATTCAGACGAAGATATCGGCCAAGCTGTCAGAGCAGAAGGCGGAACAGTGCAAGCATAACATCATTGCATTCGGGAATGACATCATTCAGGGAATTCAGCATAATCATGAAGCTTTTAACCTGGTTTTGGATGATATCACATACTACAATCAGTATTGCAGCGCTCATCCGAACTATCTGAACAGCAAGACGGATGTCAACACAAAAGTCATTCTTGAAAGATACGCAGAATTATATGAAAGCAGAGAGTTTAAATAAGACAGTCATAAATGACTGTCTTTATAATTAGGAGGATAAATTATATTATGAGATACAATATTCATGCAGGACACTCACTTAAGTGCCGAGGAGCAAGTGGATTATTAGATGAAGTTAATGAAGACAGAGCAGTAAAAAATAAGGTCATTGCGTTATTAAGAAATGAGGGACATACAGTGTATGACTGTACTGACGATAATGGAAAATACCGGAATTCAAATCTTCAAGCAATTGTAAGTAAGTGCAATGCGCATAAAGTCGATTTAGATGTATCCATTCACCTTAACGCAGGAGGCGGAACAGGTACAGAGGTATATATCTATAGCGATAACTCAAAAGCCAAAAACGAAGCCGAAAGAATCGTCAAGAACATTTCTAACACTCTAGGTATTAGAAATAGAGGTGTTAAAACATCTACAAAGTTATATGTATTAAGAAAAACAAATTCACCAGCACTTTTAATTGAGTGCTGTTTCGTTGATAATGCCACGGACAAAGCGCACTGGGATGCCGAGAAGTGTGCAAGAGCGATTGTAGAGGGATTAACAGATAGCATGCTTCATGTGTCTTCACAACAGCCGGCATCACAGCCTGCTCCGAGTGTAAATATTGAACAGCTTGCACATGATGTGATCAACGGAAAATATGGAAAAGGGGATGATAGAAAACGTGCGTTAGGCGCAAATTATAGCGCTGTTCAGAAAAGGGTAAATGAATTGCTAGGTGCTAAATCTAAGCAAAATGTCAATATTGATGATTTGGCAAGAAGAGTTATGAATGGTGAATTTGGAAATGGTGACGAGCGTAAGAGAAAACTAGGAGAAAACTACAAAGCAGTGCAGGAAAGAGTTAATCAGCTTGCCAAAGGAAAATAGTTAGCATGTACGTGATTATAATGCCTAGGTCACCTAATAAGGCGCATGAAGTGCAGCAATTGGATTTCTATGCAAACATCTATAAAGTTGTGAAGAAGGATGAAATAAAGCATGAAATTACATTGGAGATTGATAAAAAAACTCACACTTATATGGATTTTGATATGAGCTACATACTAAAATCGCTGTAAAAAGAAGCAGGGG